ATTTAAGAAAGCAATTAAAGCACTTGGAAAAAAATACGATCAAGATGCAGTCATTACACAAACAAAAGGTGGTGGAGGTGCTACACTAAAAAGAACTCGTAAAGGTGCACTACCAAAAAGAAATATTCCAATTGGAAAAATGAGGCCTGGCAGAACTGGTGAAATGGATACTCGCATCAAAGGAAAGACATTTACTTACGAATCATATCTTCGTATTCAAGAAAGAGGTAAAACATATAGTATGGTAATTAGTTGGAAAGGAAAACTAATTAATTCACAAATGTTCTTCCCATCATTCAAAAGACCAACTAAGGCAGAAATAACAGCAGAGGTTCAAAAGGTATATCCAACTGCAATTGTAATGTACTTTAATCCATCAATGAGAGACCCAACGCAACCAATGCTATTTGCTGGTCAAGAAACTTAAATTTGTTATGAGTGAAATTTATCTTGGTAATCCTAATCTAAAAAAAGCAAATACACCGATTCAATTTTCTGCAGAGCAGATTGAAGAGTTTTTAAAGTGTAAAAATAATCCCGTATACTTTGCACAGAAGTATGTAAAAATTGTATCTCTTGATGAAGGTCTTGT